TTATACCTGCACCCTTCAGTAGTGCTTTAGCTGTGTCGCAGAAGTTGCATTGGTTACGGGATATAACAGTGTAAGTCATGTATCCACTCCCCAGTTAAAACACTCAAAACGTTTTAGGCGAAACCCATTAACTTCAGCGTAAGCAAATGCTGTATATAAATCTTTTTCGCAAGCTTCTAATGTAGTAAATATATTTTTGTTAGTGGCAGAGAAGCAGGGGCCTTCTCCTTCTAATGCACATACTATAGCGATCGCTGTAAACATTATAATCTCCTTCCTTATACTAAGTCTACTATTTCACAACTATCACCAGAGCAAGCCAGTGTCTGACTACCTGCTGTATTGTCTTCTTGTTCATACTCTGATAGCTTAGACCAGTCAATAGTCTTAGGCATAATTGATTTAAGCATTGTGTAGTCTGACTTACCTACATCTTGGTAGGGTGCTTGCTGATATGTGTGCTCATTGTAGGGCAAGAACGACACGCCTGACATCTCATCAAAGTGTCGGTACACAAATGCACCTACCTCAAACCACTCATCGTTCTTAACATTGATTGTTACAGACGGCTTATGTTCACACCAGTTGCGCTGATAGGCTAACCACATCTCAAGTTGATCAATAGCTGACATATCAGATGTAGTTACTGCTCCTGTTGGTGCTTGCATAGGGAAGCTAAACACTGTAGTAGCGTCTGGCTTCATAACGTCATGCTCATTAGGGATACCTTGATCCTTCATGAACTGTGTGAGTGGATCTTTGTTATCTCCACGTACAGTACGTATGTAATAACGAGAGTGTCGTGCATGAATGCCACTGGCTGAATCAACAAGTTGTGACACTGTACCTGATGGCTTAACGCAGGTGATAGCAGCTGACACAGGTATACCTAAACGTTCTGCCCACTCAGCATTAGTAACAACAGCAACATCCTTTAAGTACTCCAGAGTTTTATCTAGTCCTTTGTTAGCTGTAGTCATAAGCTTGTTGTCCATGATACCTGTTAGTGAGACACCTAGTAGACGTTCCTCTTCTGTGTTGTTCTGCCATACCTTACGCAAGTACGGAAACTTGGTGTAGGACGACTGGATCGTACCCAAGATGGTAGCTAGGCGTACCTTCTTCTCAAGTGTCTCTAAAGTGTCAGTAGCACGTACTACGCACTCCGTTAGGTTACAAAACTGATTTCCGCGTAAGATTATTTCGCTGCACGGGTTGGTTCCAAACTCATATTCTATTCTTCGTCTGCCATTCTTAGATGCTTGTTTCTTAGCTGCTTCACGATTAAAGATACCACGCTCACCACTGCCACTCTCAACCAGTGCCATCCATTCACGCATAAAGCTAAGGCTGTCTGGCTTTTCAGTGTAGCTTACAGAGTTGTTAGCCAAGGCACGTTGTGGGTTGTTCTCCCACCAAGCTCCTGACTTAGCGTGACGCATACGGTCATCACTCAGATTAGACAGAGAGATCATAGCGGATCGACGTACACCACCTACAACAACTACCTCTCCAATCTTACACATGATGTCGTGACACTCCAGAGAAGACAGCTTACGCCCTTGTGCTTCTTTGAAGGTATGGATAACAAAGTTGAACAGATCAATCAAAGGCGCTGGGCCTGACGCCCTGCCACCAAAGGTTTTAAGTCTTGCACCAGCAGGGCGAACACGGGATATGTCCCACTTAGGAATCTCACCACTATAAAGGAGTGCAATCATTTGACGAAGAGCCTTAGCCCAACCTTCCTTACTGTCCTTGACGACAACAGTAGTCTCGCTATCGAACAACTTAGGGACATCAGGAAGCTTACTGACGAACTGCCTCTCGACGGAGAAGCCAACACCAGTACCACAGAGCAAGATAAACATAGCCTCATCGAAGGATTTAAGGTCATCTACGGGTAGATAAGAACAGTTGTACCCTGCTGTGTTATCTCTATCCAACGCTGGCCCTGCTGTCATCAACGCTCTCATAGATGGCATGACAGATAAGTCTAGTATAGCACATCGTATTTCATCTGCTATAGCTTCTGGTACTTTATCCCCTACGATATTGTTGATGTAACGATCTACTGTCTCTGACCAGGTTTCTCTACGTCCATCTTCATCTCGCCATCTAGCGTAACGTGATGTGTGAATGAAGGCTTGGTAGTCTGTAGGTAGTAAGTTGTTCATATTTGTTTAACCTCTATGTGTTTAATTTCCGCTGCGTCAATGTCGTAGATGATATCTTGTATCAGTTCTTTCACTACTTGACTATACATTTCTTCTGCTACAGGTAAGATATTATCCTCTTCATCTACATCTATAGTCATGCTAACTTTAAACTTCATGTTGACCTACCTATTAGGTCTGTAAGGTCAGGCTTCTTATAGTTAGGGCCTTTCATAACCTTGCCATCTTCTCTTAGCACAGGGTTGCCATCACTGTCTAGCTTAGACATGTTGCTGTTATGTACACGTGAGAATGCTTCTATGAATACACCCTCACCGTACTGCTCTAATCCGCTAGTCATCATACGACTAACCTTAGTCTGTTGTTTTAGTACAGCCTCTCGTTCTTCTTCTCGTAACAGTTTACCTATGTGGTCTGGTGCAGTAAGAGCTAAGCCTGTTGATACATATAATAGATCACACAGTTCTTTGAGGTGCTCTGCTGTACCATATGTTTCAGCTACGTACTCTTCTATCTCTTCATCTACTAGTTTAATCCACAGGCGAGGATCAAGCGAACCCTTAAATGCTACAATGAACTCTGCTACTTTCTCGTGCGGCATCTTAGGTTGCATTGCATCTATATCATCCTGACTTATCATTGATACTTCTCCGCTAAAGCTTCATTCATTTTATGTAAGTACCACTCTGCTTTCCTCATGTCTTCCATTGGGTTGCTCTTGTATTTGTACCTGTGTTGATACTTAATCATGTTACCTTGGCAGTAGTCAATGAAACCCTGCAGTCCTAGCACCTGCTTGATGTAGTCTATACATTCCACGCCACCCATGTTGTAGTGCGCTGGGCGTTCTACAGGATCATACTTATCTGCGTGTTCTATCTTCTCCCATCCTTCTTTCATGCATTTCCCTCCGTCTTAGTCCATCGGTTTAATGTGTATACATTACCATCCTTCTTAACGTCAAGCTTTTCTTCATCTCCTTCAAGGCCTAGCAAATAATCTCTACGCTCTGCAACTAAGTCATAGATGTCTGGGTGTTCAATGGCTACATCTAAAAACGCTGACATCATGGATGCCATATTAAAGATGTGCGCCTGTATATTAGCAGGTACAGGAGAGTTCTTGGATATCGCTAGATTTATTGAGACCTGACCATCCCACTGACCCTCTTCGTAATTACCTGGATTAATAACTATAGCAATATCATCTTCTTCTAGCTGGTGCATTATGTAGTATCCTTTCGTTCAGTCTTTAACTTAACTCTGTCCAATGTAATCTCTTCACCTAGTTCACTTAACCATTGCTCAGGGATCACCCTGTGTGACCACTGAAAGCCATACTTCTTACACCAATCAGAGTAGCGAGACTTGGCTCCCTTGTATAGCTTAGCATTAGCATTGCTGAATACAAACCTAATGTCTAGCTCTGGGTGCTGTCTCTTTATCTCACGATGCTTACGTCTATCAGCGTTATCAAATATACCTTTACTCTCTATGATGATGCCATTGTTTAGTACGAAGTCAGGTGTGTAGGTACGATACTTAAGGTCTTCCCATTCCACCTTCAACTCTTCATACTTAAAGGGTTGCTTCTTCTTCTTTAACCACGCAGCAATCTCTTTCTCAAGACCGCTGCGATAGTTGTTGGTGTGCCTACGTTTAACCATTTGTACCCTCAAGGTATTGTGGATCGACAAACACGTAGTCAACCTCCTTAGGGTTACGTGCTGTAGACTTGACAGCAGGTAGTGTATGTAAGTTAGGCCAGCACTTATGTTTGAAGGAACAGAAGCCACACTCTACACCAAGCTTAAGGTTACCTGTAGGCTTACGATAGTGTGTCTCTGGCACTGCCTCAAAGCACCTCTCAAAGGGCTTGTCATCATTGATGTAGGACACTGTATCTTCTATGTCTTTGATCACTGCTGGTGCATCTACTCCGCTGGCATCCACATACTTGAACTCACCATTGGCTTTGTTGACAACCCACCATCCACCTACAGCTTGGTTAGCTGCAGTAGCATAGCCTACTAGCTGGGGTACATATCCAAAACTATCCCCTTGAGCCAGGGATTCAAAGCTAGCAAACTTGTTGTTGTATGACCAAGGAGATGCAGACTTAACGTCATCCACCTTGCCATCCATAATCATATCATACTCTCCTTTAATAGACACACCATTACTTAGCTCTAGTGTAACCTTGTCGTTGTCTTTAAACTCTACATCAGCAGCACGAAGAAGTCCCTTGAATACAGCCTCTACAATATCCCCTATGATCATGTTCATTAGGAAGTGTGGGGGTAGAGGTGCTTTATCCTCAGGTTCATTCTTATCAAACCACAACTGACAAGTAGGACGCCCAATGTTGGACATCCTTAGTTTAAACTTATCACGTGGCCCACCGCTAAACTGTTTCTCTAGTGCAGCCTCGACATCCGCAGCAACTTGCTTACGGATACCTTCAGCCATGACTGTCTTACCCTTAGTAGCACGTGATAAGAAGTCGTAGACAGCTAGTTCAGCATGGTGGTTCATATCAGTCTGCCTCTTCTACGTTAACGAATGATGCAACTACATCAGCGTCATCACTAGAGATACCCTCTGTATGTTTTTCTTCCCACTGATTAAGGATGTAAGAGTTCTGGTATTCAATGTACTCCATGAAGTCTTTTAACTTACTCTGATCTTCCTGAGTAATATCTACACTGTCACCTGCACCCATTTTCATGATAGCATATGTGTTACCATTAGGTAGCTTACCTTCTTCTGCACCCAGTGTGAACGTGTATTGGATAGCCAGAATGTTCTTACGTGCCAGTGAAGCCATAGCCTGATCAAGAGCCTTGATGCTGGATGGTGATACTTCAAACACGAAAGGCGTAGGATCAGTGATAGCATCTACTGCATTACCATCAGCATCTGTTACATCAGATGCAGTTAGCATACCAAAGACAACCTTCTTACGTTTGATACTACGGATCAGGTCTTTAGTCTTCTGAGGTGTAGCATCCCAATCCTCAATGTATCCAGAGGGACGCCCTAAGTTAAAGCCACCCATGTTATCCTTTAGGTCACCCTTTAAGTCAGTAGACATGACTGTCTTCTGCATAATGTTGGCCTCTGAATCCCACTTGCTCCATTGCTGGCGTACAGCAAAGACACGTACAGATGGGTTGACTGTATAGACTTCATTGTCTTCACCTAACGTAATCTTGTATGCACCTGCAGGTACAACCTCAGTCTTTACTGACTTACCTCCTACATCCATAGTACCCATGATAGCGTTGTGAGTTAGGTTAATGCGTGGTAGTGACGCTTTCTTTGTTTCTGCTGGTGATGTAGTTATGCCAATAGCCTCAGCCAAAGACATACCCAAAGCATCCATAGTTGCTAGTTCTTGGTTCATTTACTTACTCCGTTTATTTAAGTTAAAGATGACTAGTTATACTTATGTGACCCATATGTGTCAAGCAATATTATGACACATCTTTTTGTTCTAGCCAGTTAGGTCCAAGGCCAGCCTCTAACAGTAGAGGTACGTTCATTGTTACATCATAAGCTTGCTCCACTAATTTGTTTAATCCTTTATTCATATCCTTGATAACCTGGACTACCTGATCTGTTTCATCAGGGTGTACATCTATCACTACTGAGTCATGCACAGAGTTGACTACGCACGAGTGCATACTCTTTAGGTTCTTCTCTATCTCAATCAGGACAACAGGTACTACATCTCCTGTAGCAAAGCCTTGTACAGGGTAGTTCTTTATCATTGTAAAGTGTGTGACACTTCCGTTTGATCTACGTGTTACGTCAGGGAATGCGTACTGTCTGCCTGATACGTTAGTAATCTTCATTAATCGTACAGCCTCATTGCCTAGCTGCTTGTGCCACTTAGCTACACCCTTATACTTCTCAGTGAAGTGCTCATAGTATGCAGCAACAGCCTTACTTCTACCATACCCACTCGCGCCAAAGAGTGGTGCGAATGTATGAGCCTTTGCTTCTTGTCTAGTTGTGGGTTCGCCAGCGTCAGAGATAACCTTAGCTGTGTAGCTGTGTACATCAAAGCCTGTAGAGATTTCTTGCATAGCTGTTTGATCCTGCGCTAGGAATGCAGCGGTGCGAAATTCTAACTGGGCAAAGTCTGCTTCCATTATCTGACCACCATCCCAGCGAGACACAAACACTTTCTTCACAGGGAATGTACCACCACGAGGCATGTTCTGCATGTTAGGGTTACGTCCTGAGAACCTACCTGTGCTTGTGATATGTTGAGTAAGACCTGCGTGAAGGTAGCCGTCTGGCTTAGTGTAGATTGATATGCCATCAACAAAGCTAGAAAGATAAGAGCTAATAGCTGACAGTCTCTTAAGATCTCCTAAGAAATTAACAGCACTGTCCATGTTGTTGCTCTTAGCTGTTGCCATAAGTACCTCTAGGTTATCCTTACTTGTGCTGAACCCATTGGCACTGACCCACTTCTTGCTTGGTGCAGAGAAGCACAGACCTGCAACCCTATTAGTTTCTTTTAGTTGGTAACCACGTGCATCACAGTCCTTACATTTGTTTGGTCTTGCGTACCGTGTGCCATCCTTCTTAGTCTTGTATGTCTTGCCTTCACCCTTACAGGTAGGACACGTGAATGCTTTAGTGCGCTTCAGTATAGCACTGTTAACATCTACTGCTGCCTTAAACTCCTGTGGTGTATCAACATACTCAAACAGTGCAGCCCATTCTTTCTTGTTAAGAACACGACGTGAGAACACTACCTGTGATACTTGCTCTGGTGAGTTGAGGTTAATAGGTGTGTCACCCATAAGCTCACGTGTCTTGATAGCTAGGCGCTCTTCAATGTCTGCTTTCTCCTGCTCATACTCCTGCCTCACTTCTTGTAAGGCATCTCTATCCACCCTGATCCCTGACATGTACATTCGGGTGAGGGTTTTACAGGTATTAAAGGTAACTTCTCTGACCTTATGTAGGCTGGAGGATTCGGGTTGCTTGTAGTCTTCTTCGATGGCAAAGAACAACTCACGAGTAACGTCGAGATCACGCCTAAGGTAAAAGCTAAGGTCCTCCAGAGGTATCTCATTAGTATTGTATCCTTCCTTAAAGTATCTCTTAAGTGTATCATCCTTTTGAAACTCCAGTTGTCTACGCTCAGCACAAGCATCCATGCTAAGGGGTTCTTTCTGTCCTCTTAATAGTAAGTACTCTGCTAGCATAGTATCATATATAGCACCATCATATTTAAAGCCTGTCTCCCATAGCCACATCAGGTCATGCTGTGCATTGTGCATGATCAATAGTGTAGTGTGATCCAGTAGTATCTGTATCTGCTTAGCCTGTATTCCACCTACATCCTGCTTCTCCTTATGGTTTAATGTATAGATGTGTGTCTCGCTAAGGTTGTCCACGTTCTGTGTACCTACCTGCACAAGCTCTAAGCCTGGTTCGAATGGGTCAAGTAACATCTTACCATCTCGTTTAACTGTTGTATTCTCTACGTCTAAGACAAGCCGCATTGCTGTCTCCTTCTATGATAAATATTGACTGCGTTCACCGTCTAGTTCGCAGTGTACAATGCCATGCCAACCACCCTTAAGTTTATTCTTAGCTATGTTGAGGTGGCGCTGGGCGCTCTCTTCTTCGTCTTGTCCTTCTACTATCTGGTTCTTACTGATTAGTACCATAAGGTCTGCCTCTGCAGCCTTGCCTGTTTTACTACCTTCAAGCATAGATTGATCTACGTTAACCTTGCCTTCAGCTACAGCACTAAGCTGGGACATCCAGATGATTGCACAGTTATACTGCTTAGCAATGTTACGTGCATGTATAGCTGCTTCCTTTAAGTACACATCTGACTTGTCACTTGTCTTGTTAGCAAACTTGTCACCCATGTCCAGCACTACAATGTCAGGCTCGTATGCTTTAACGATAGCTTCAACCCATGACATGTCTTTACCTGTGCTGTCCTTGATAAAGATGTTGTTCTTCACTGGCTCATAACGCAGTGCAGCTACAGGCATGTTAGCTTTCACTTCATCCATACTCATACTCGTAGCAGCACTAAGGTATCGTGCACCTACACGCTCGTAGCTCTCCTCATTACAGAGGATCATACACTTAGCTCCTTGATGTGCGAAGCCATCAGGTGCAGCTATAGTACTGGCATGGAAGGATGTCTTACCTGTGTTAGGTCTTGCACCTACGACAACTAAGTGACCTCCACTGATACCCTCTACCTTACGACGCAGGGTTGGAACGTTCCACTTCCACTGTGACTGAATGTCGTTAGCCTTAAGTAAGGTCTCAATACTTATGTCATCCCAATCAATCTTAAGGTTAGGCATGAAGTCGTCTTGATAATCAGACAATAGTTTGCGTAAGGGTTCAAGGCTCTGCTGTGTACCGTTCACATAGTCAAAGCCAAGGTTAGCTATCTCTTCCCCAACTACCTGTTGGAATAGGTTAGACAGTACATCATCAGCTATATCCTTACCTAGTGGGTTCTCTCTACTGATCTTCCTAAACAGATCACGGTAAGCTTCCTTGTTGGCTGTAGTCATACTGTTATTGTTAGCGTAGAACAAAGCCTCTAACTCTGATGGAGTAAGTGTCTTGTCATACTTATCCATAGAATAATCTAATGTCTGCTTGATCTTGCGTATGTCTTTAGTGAATATCTTATCAGGGCAACGTATGCCCTTGTGATTGTCGTAGAATGTCTTGTCCATAAGTGTACGGATAAGTGCTAATTCCATAATGTGATCCCCTCTCTAAGAGATTAAGCGTATGTTTTAGTGGTGACACTCTCTAAGTCTGCTAAGTGTTTTAACTGGTATGCTATTTCGCATTCCACTTTCTTTCTGTCCTCACCTTGTAAGCTAGGGATATCTAGTACCCCACGTAGTCGTTTGATTTCTCTCGTAGTGTTTTCTATTTCGCCACACATGCTCATGTTATATCTCCTTCGTTCCAGTAGTCCCAGCTACCTATTACTTTTTCATTTGTGTACATGTCAATAGATGCCTGATACTTTTTATCATTGAGGTATCTAATACATGCACTCATTGCTTCACTTATACTTATCTTAACCTGCACTTGAATACCTGGTTCGTCAGGGTCCATTAAAATTACCCTTGTGTTTGACATAGTATGCTCCTTCCTTAGATTTTAATGACGCATATAGGTCTAGTAGTTGTTGGTATGTAATAGTAATTAGTTGATGTTCTTCTATTCCCTCCTCAAACTGTCGTAGGTATACAATACTTTCATCTGTTAGTATCATCTGCACATCTTCACAACGATCTGTCTCATCAAGAGATGTGATAACAGATGCGTCTGATTCAAACTCTACTGTGAACATAGCAAAGCCTTCCAAGAAATAGGGAACAAATCTTCCATCTTCTGACTGATCTGATCGGCTACTACCCGTGTCTCTAGCTGTGCGTCAGGTGCACATCGTAGCCTACACATGTCAGCCCAAGCATCAAGGCTACCTGACCAGTACCACTCAGTAAGTAGATTAGTTGGCAGTACCATACGTGCTTGTTCCTCACATACACCACGAGCTAACAGATAGGTGTACTGTTTAGCTGCCTCAATACCTGCCTGTTCTATGACATCATCCAACACACTGTCCTCCATATCGTCACCACTGCCTTGCTTCTTATCCAAGGATGCTTCCCTTAGTTGAGGCTTGTAGAACTCAGGCTTATTGGAGACATATCTCCTAGATATTTCATTCCAACGTAGGAACTTATGCTTCACTAGCTGCCTAGCTACAAACACTGGACTCTTAATGTGGAAAGATGCAAAACAATGTCCGAATGGAGAGATGTGGCGATGATCAGCAAGGTACTTAATAAGTTTATGATCCTTTTCCTTCAGCACAGGTGGACCCCACACATCACTGGTATCCATCGCAGATTTCTTACCAAAACTTACTCGTGCTGCGTTAGCAACTGACAGGTCCGTACCCATGCGATCAATGTAAGTTACTATACTCATTGTACCCACTCTACTCCTATACACTCTAAAGTTTGGCTCTTATCACTGACCAGTACACTTGCATGTTTCAACTGTGCTTTACACAAAGTCTCGTTAGCATGTGTGCTAAGGTGGTGGTATCTTACCCCTTGATCAGGGCTAAATATAAACCATATCAATAAATATATCATACTATACTCCTAAGTCTGTTGATGTCTGACACTAACTTATACTTTATGTCATCGTCAAGACGTAATGCCCTAGTGTCTAGGCCTGTCCATGCCTCTACCTCTCGCTTATACTGCAAGGTCTTGTGTGCTGCGTCAGGGTCAAGCGCTATCACTACCCTATAGAAACCATCTATGTGTTGTATTACTTGTGCGTTCAGTGACGTACCTAAGATAGCCATACCTGTTAAGCCTGGGATAAGCTTGGCTGCTGTGACTGCACTGATCACGTCCTCTACAATAACTACTACGCCATTAGGCTTACCTATTGTACGAGTGTACACATCAGCTTCACCTGTATAGCGATACCATTTAGGTATAGCACCATCCAGTGCACGTCCTACACCATCAATCACCCTGCCCTCATGTCGTATAGGGAACACAGTACGTCGATCTTTAACGTCGTACATCAAGCCTTCATGCTCCAATGCCCAGCGCTGTACGAACTTCTTATGTGCTACGTGTTCTGCGCTGGGCTGTACAACATACTCAGGCCACACTAACAGATCAGGTTTTGATCCTGGTAAAGTATCGCGTGGGCATAACCTGTTGCGTATTTCATCAGCAGTCATGCCAGTTGTAACAGCACCCCGCACACCACAGCCTAGCTTGTAACAGTTGTACATGACAGCCCCATCCTCACGTGTAGCAGTGAATGTGTTTCTTCCTCCACAGCTAGGACAGTTAGAGCGATACTGTATTCCTTCTTTGATATCAAGGTCTTCCACGTACTTCTTAATGTTACTAGTCATTGGTTTTCCTCTTGGCTAAAGCAGTTGATGCACCACTAAATGTGTTTACCATGTAAGGTCTAACCGAATCAGGGCTACGATGTCCAGACACTTGCATGATCTGCGCTAAGTCAGCACCACCCTCAATCATCTCAGTGATAGCAGTACGTCGTAGATCCATAGCAGTCAGGTGCTTGGGTAGTCCTGCCTCCTGTTTAACTTCGTTGATAACATCATCAATGCTATCCACTGTGTACGGTACATATGAGCCTGTTGTAGGGACAGGCTTGGGTGCTACGTAGGGTTGGAACCCAAAGTCATCCTTCTGCTGCTGTAGCATAGCGCACAGCCCCTCTGAGATGGGTAGGTGTACGTCTGCACCACGCTTACTTTGTGTTAAGTCAATGCGCTGGGCATCCAAGTCTAACTCATCCCATGTTATAGTACGCATGTCACCTACACGCTGCGCCCATTCGTAAGACATATGTACAATCAAACCAATGCTGCGCCACTTAAAGTCTGTATAAGCAGTACTCATGAACTGTGTTACTTGTTCGCGTGTCCACTTAATCTTACGTGGACGTGTAGCTTCAGTCTTTATCAATGCTATAGGATCGTTCTGCATTACATCCAGCCTCATGCTGTGCTTCCAAGCTACAGACAGGCTAGCCTTACGATAGTTAGCTGTAGCTATACCTATCTTGCGCCACTCTTGGTAGGCCAGGTTGGTATGCCTAGCCTGTAGTGTACGTGCCTTGTAGTCTCCTAAGTGCTTGCCTTCTACTGTTGTACTCAATGCTTTGTTTAGGTGTGTGTCGTACTCCTTCTGTGTCTTAGCTGCTAGCCTACAGTAGTGTTCACTGTGTAAGTAGAACTCTACTATGTCTCGTACCTTAGCTGTCTTGCTTGGTATGGGTAGCTTACGTCTTACCATTGTCTCCTCACTTTCCAGTAGGCCCAGCACAGCGCACAATGTCCCTCTCCTAGGATAGCATCTATCTGTCTGCACAGGTTAAGCCTATTATCTTTCTTTAGTTGGTGGTTCCTAGCGCTAAACGTCTGGTTGTTCTGTCCTCCTAGTATTACGTTTACCAGTACGCTTATCGCTATTAGTACTCTCTTTATATAGTCAGGTATCACAGTGCACCTATAAATACTGAAAAGATATATAGGAATGGTGATAGTAACCAGAGCACGAAGGCCCAGCACAGTACGGTACTAAAACAGTGGGTAATAAACGTCGCCATTATCCATGCACTCCTTAATATGTGTTAACTGTCTACGCAGTATCTCTGCTTTATCATCCTCACCTATCCACTCTGCATCATCTACTGCACGCGATAGTTTGTTATGGTACTGATGTATGTTAGCCAAGTGTTCTACGTTGTATTTAACCATTGTGTTTATCCTCTCTTATTGAAATGGCTCACTCGTCCTCGTCGTCTTCGGTGAATGGGAAGCTCACATGTGCAAAGCCGTGGTTGTCGTAAATGACCTCCCACTTTTGCGTGGGGCATGTGTTTAGCCACTCGAAAAACTCCTCGCGTGTCATGTTCTATCCTTTCTTATCGTTGGAACTCTAGCCTATGCTTAACGCCATCCTGTGTCCACTTAATAATTGAGTGGCTGTACACACGTTCTGATCTACTCTCCCACGTAGTTACATCATCACACACCCTCTTGTTTCGGTAGCCTGTCACTACTGTT